GATTCTTTATCCACAACTTGCATTTCTTCCTCACCCTCTTCTCCTTTATCATCTACATTATCTACAGGAGCATCGTCACCAGATTGACCTTGAGTTGTGTTATCATTAGGAGTATCTGATGACTCTGCATCTGCTTTCATATCCTCTTCTTTTTTCTTTTCTGCTTCTGCCTTACAGTATTCAAAGATTAACTTAGCAACCTCTAATACTTCCTCAAAAGTTTCAGTAAGACCAGTGCGATTCATCAAAAATGTTTCTTCATTACTAAAGAAAGGAATATCAACAAAATTACCAACCTTGTAGTATAAATTGATTCTATCAGCAAGATTGAACTTAGATAGATCTTTACCATCTAACTGAAAGAAATCGTCTTCTGAGAGGTCAGAGTATCCTCTAAAGAAGGTTTTAGATAAACCTGCATATCTTCTCTTCATTAACTTCTCAATACGAGCATCCTCTACAATATTAACAATTGAATGTGATATCTCATTATCAATCCACCACTCCTCATCAGGTGTGTATAGTGCGTGTCCAACCTCGTGACAAACTAGAAGATCATACACTTCTTCTCCTGCTTTGTCCCAAGTAGGAAGTGTAAGAACACGACTAGCAACATTGAATGATGCTGTCTCTACTGATCTATGTTCTACAATTAAATCTTCTGTTGCAAGTAGTTTAGCAAGTTGTCCTTTAACATCGTGTTTGATCTGCATGGTGGTTTCTTATCTGATATATCCAGTATACATCGTAACCCTATGGTTGGTAGGGTTAAGTGGACACTTTATCAACTGGTCAAGAAATGATTCTACTAAATCCTTTTACTTTATCAAATTTAATTACACTATTAAATTTATCATGTAGTTCTGTTTTATGAGATATTACAAAAACATTTGCATCTTTAATTACAAAACGAATAATCTTTAAAAACTCATCTGTTCCAAATCCATCAAGTGAACTATCAAACACCTCATCCATAATTAAAAGATTAGTATTCACAGAGTTTTTAACTCTTGCAACCTCTCTCCATGTAAATAATAATGCAAGATCAATACGCATTTTCTCACCCTCACTAAATGATGAGTATGAGAAATCTTCATGTATTGGTGATCTTACAGTTTCTACAAACTCTTCATTCAACGTAAAGTTGATATAGAAGTCCATTAATTGTAAGTATCTATTTACCTGTTGATTTATAAAAGGTAAATACTTTTTAATTATTTTAGTCTTTACACCATCATCTTTGAGAAGAGAATAAGCAAAGTCATGGTATACGACTTCTTCTCTTCTATCAGAGGATTCTTCTAATGTTGTTTGGAGACTTGAATTAAACTCTACTAGTTTTTCATTTTCAGTACTTCTGTTCGCAAGTTGTTCGGTAAATCTTTTAGCTTCTGATTCCAAATCTCTGATTTGTCGTTGAAATCCAGAGATCTGAGTATTGTTTTTAGAAATGCCATTGTTGAGTTTAGAAATCTCCTGTGTTAATTGGTTAAACTGACGTTCTCGTTCTTGTTCAGATTTGATACTACTCTCCAGTTCTTCGTATCCTTTTTTGAGTTCTGATGCCTTTTCTTCAACGTCACCGATCTTATTTAAGCGAAACTCTTCTTCTATATCCTGTGTACAAGTAGGGCAAACCCTATTTTTAGTGAAGAATTTGTGCTCTTTGGTAAGAGTTGATACCTTATTGGATAATTTTCCTTTAAGTGTATTAAGTTTTAATAATTTTTCACCTGCACCAGTGAGTTTCTTTTGCTCCTCAGTGAGTCCATGTACATTATCTTCTAATCCCTCAGTTTGCGTAATAAGAGCACAGATCTCATCATCTAACTTATCTCTTTTATTTTCGTTCTCTGCAATATTAGTTTTTCCTTGCTCTTCCAACTCTTTGATAAAGTTTTCCTGCATGGATATTTTATCTTTAATATTATCTCTCTTTAAATCTAATGATCTTATCTTTTCTTTCTCTGTACGAATCTTTTCTTTAATAAGGTTATTCATTGCAGAGAAGATACGAATATCAAGTAAATCCTCAATCACATCTCTACGATTACTTGTAGATAGCTGCATGAAAGGAACAAAACTACTACTTCCTAAGATAACAATCTGAGTAAAAGATTTATAATTTACCTTTAATATATTCTCCTCTAATATCTTTTGATTTAATCTATCATCAGATTCCTTATGCATCAATGTTCCATTAACTTCAATATCAAACTTATTTGGTTTGATAGATCTTCGGACAAGATAATCTTTACTATTAACAGAAAATTCAACCTCTACTACACAATCTTTTTCATTTGTAGCATTCACTAGTTGGGACTTATTAATCTTACGAAATGGTTTGTTGAACAAAGCAAAGGTCAAAGCATCCAACATTGTGGATTTACCAGAACCATTTGTTCCCACAACTAAGTTAGTAGTGTGTCCTGTAAAATCTATCTCACTCCAATGATCTCCTGTTGAGAGAAAATTTTTCCACTTAATCTTTTGAAACGTTATCATTCTTAGGGGGTATTACAAAATCGTTGGGTGTAATCACAGTATACTTATAATTATACATCTTACATGTCTTTATGGCAAGCTCATCGTCAACTTCTATAACAGCCATTTCTTTTTGATACTTTTCATCATCCTCAAGCATCATTGCATATCTATCAGCATCATCTTCCTCTTCAAATAAAAATAAGACCTTATCACCATGCTTATCTTGTACTGCATAAGCACCATCATCTTTTCTAGTTTTTAGTGTGAGTATATACATTACCAATCTGGATAAAGGGTATTAGCAAGAAGTATGATTAAAACAAACAATATGAAATAAACTGTTATCATTATTCTACCTCACAGGCTTGTCTATAGAGGTCTTTAAAGATATTTTTAATAATATTTTTGTCGTATTCAAAATCACTATCATCAATATATCTATTTAAAATTGAAAGTGTATTCTCATCTTCATCAATATCAAACTCAGAACCAACCTGTATATCAAAGTTTTCAATGATCTTAAGATCTTCAACACCTGCACCATATAACTTATCAATAAATTTTTCAAATTCTTTTGGATTTGATTTTTTACGAACAATAACTTTGACTATCTTAGTGTTATATAAAGTTGCATCAAATAATTGATGTGGAGTATCCTCATAGTAAATATTATGAAATAGTTGATATGGGTTATTAACAGGAGTATGAATTAAAGTTTCTGTATCAAAAAAATGAAAACCTCTGGTATCATTCACATCATTCCAAAACATTTCATATGGATTACCAAGGTAATGTATCTTACCATTCGTAGATCTGGTGTGAAAATGACCTGAGTATACTGCATCAAACTTATCAAAGACACTTGTATCCATACCATTTTCCATCATGTGTCCACGGGTGGCTCTAAATCCATTGATCTCTAAATGTCCCATTGCCACTTTACTGGTGGACTCATCTATTGCTTTTTTACTTTCTTCATAGTTTTCTACATTAATCCAAGGTAAAAGAAGAATACTTAATCCACCTACCTCAATCTCAGTTGCACTTGAATGTGTAACTATGTTTGGATAGTTTTGTAATAACAACTCAGGTGAGTTGATTTCATTAGTATTTTTATAGTAACAATCATGATTACCTGCAATTGAATATACCTTATACTTTTTCAATGGTTCAAATACAACTCTCTTTGACCACTGCAAACTGTAATAGTCAATTGATTTACGACCATCAAATATATCACCCATATGAATGATAGTATCAATATTATTTTTCTCTAACTCAGGAAAGAATATATCAGTAAAGAATTTTTCAAAATACTCATGAAGATGCTTAGAACCCTTTCTTGCACCGAAATGAGTATCGGTTATAATTGCTATCTTCATCTATTATTTGATTTGTATGCGATATTATCTTTGATTGTATTATAGTCAGAACTACTACCTGACATTGCATTGTCATCTACATTCATTACTTCATCAAATCCACTTCTCTCAATGATCTTTGTTTTAATATCTAACTGCTTCTTTTCCTTCTGTATGCGTCTTAGAAAGGCATAGTGTATTATCTGGGTAAAGTATGCAAAAGGGTTGCGAGACTTCTCTGGGTCGAAATTATGTATGTATTGGACGCAATTCTCAATTCCGTCAGATATCATATCATCACGGAACATATAA